AAACAAGAGTTAATAAAAATAATTGAAACAGTGGTACGCAAAGAAGTGAAAAAACAAATGAATGAGATATTTATTAAAGATAAAGACTCATCTTCACTTACCGAGTTAGTTTCAAAACCATTAACTGAAAAAGAGTTCAAAGAACCTATTAGGAAAGAGTATAAAACGAAACCTAAAAAGGAAGTAAACTATACATCAAACAAAGCTCTCAATAAAGTTTTGAATGAAACCGCCGGTGGAGTTCCACAGGGTGATGGCAGTGGGTATCCAACAATGAGTGGTGGAACTTATAATACAAGTAAGATGAATGAAGTTCTTGCTGGGGCAACAGGTTTAGGAAATACTGAAGGTTCAAAGGAAATAAAAAGAGAAATAGCAGCAGTTGATTCTATAAAGAAAGCCGGTGTTTCAGTTGATCAAGTTCCCGAGCATGTACAAGATGCATTAACAAAAGATTATTCAGCTGTTATGAAAGCAATCGACCAGAAAAAAAGTGGACCGAATTTTCGTCCATAAAGGAGTAAATAATGGGTAGAGCACGAAGCGTATTAGAATTAGATTTAGATCCAGATGTAACAATTGGGTTAGGTTTACCTATGGAATATGATGATGTAACTGGATTTTTTCCTGGTACATCAACTACCCTTTCTCAGACTGGAAGTAATATTAGAAATTTACTTTTAACAAATAGAGGTGAAAGAGTAGGACAGCCAACCTTTGGTGCAGATATACTTTTAACTTTGTTTGAACCAATGAGTGATCAACTTATTAATAGTGTAGAAGAAAAAGTATCAGAGGCAATCGCAGATTGGATGCCACACGTATTAGTTAATAAACTTGTGGTTGAACCAGATGAAGCAGAAGTTAATCAGTTAAATATTGAACTTGAATTTAGTCTTACAATGAACCCAGATGTTCATGAAGCTATAACTATGAGTTTTCTTACTGGTGAATAATTTAGTGGAGAAATAAAATGGCAACAAGAGTCCAAAAGGATGTTAGATATTTAAATAAAGATTTTGGTGCTTTTAGAGAAGGACTAATAGAGTTTGCAAAAACTTATTATCCAAATACCTATAATGATTTTAACGAGGCCTCTCCTGGTATGATGTTTATAGAAATGGCATCATATGTTGGAGATGTTCTTTCTTATTATGTTGATAGTCAATTTAAAGAAATGTTATTAGCTTATGCAGAATGTTAAACCAGATATGAATTATGCTTTGACTGTTAATGAAGGAGCCCAAATTACTTCAGACAGTGGTGTTGTATTTAGAACATTAGAAGATTGTAATTTTAAATATTCAAGTTCATTTGATCCATTAGATATTAGTGTATATGAAATAAATCAAACAACTAAAGTTCCAACATTTTATTTATTAAAAAAAGGTATAAGAATACAAAGTGGAACTATTAAGTCAGAAACCTTTACTTTTGGTACGGCAGAATCTTATCCAAGAATTAAATTAGCACAAAAAAATATTATAGAAGTAATCTCAGTAATCGATAGTGATAATAATAAATGGTATGAAGTTCCATATTTGGCACAAGATACTACATTTATAGATGTAGAGAATACAGCCGCTAATGATCCAAGTTTAGTTCAGTATAATGACCAAGCTCCTTATTTATTAAAACTAAAAAAGACACCAAGACGATTTGTTACTTATATTATTCAAGATGGTTCAACCGAATTAAGATTTGGTTCTGGTATATCAGATAGTCCAGATGAAGAAATAGTTCCAAACCCGAATTCAGTTGGTTCATCTTTACCAGGTAGTCCAAGCAAACTTGATACATATTTTGATCCAGCAAACTTTTTGAAAACTAAGGCATATGGTCAAGCACCTTCAAGTACAACTCTTACTGTTAAATATGCTTATGGGGGTGGAATAGGTGATAATGTAGCAGCAGATAAAATAAAAAATATAACCAATATTGGTTTCACTCAAGAAACTACTGGTCTTAGTACAGATTTAGTTACTTCAACTCAGAATTCGGTAGCTGTGACTAATCCATATCCAGCAACAGGAGGAAAATCAGCAGAATCTACAACTGAAATTAAAAATAACGCTTTAGCATATTTTCAAGCACAAGGTAGAGCTGTAACAAAAGAAGATTATATTACAAGAACTTATGCTATGCATACTAAATATGGGGCAGTAGCAAAGGCTTATATCGTTCAAGATGAACAATTAAATATTCCAAGTATGCAAAAAGAAACTTCAGACGGTTCAAGTATTTTTATTGATGAAAGAAATTTGGATCAACTTAAAGCTAAAAATATACAATCTTCACTTAGTAAACTTCCTAATCCAATGGCTATGAATTTATACACACTTGGATATGACCAGAGTAAAAAACTTATACCATTAAATGTTGCAGTTAAACAGAATCTTAAAACATATCTTAGTCAATATAGATTAGTGACGGATGCTGTTAATATTAAAAATGCTTGGATTATTAACATTGGAATTAAATTTGGTTTTATAGCACGAAAAGGATTTAATAAAAATGAAATAACTTTAAGATGTATAGAAAGGGTTAAGGAGTTTTTTAATATAGATAGATGGCAAATAAATCAACCAATTGTTATAGCAGAACTAGCACATCAGATATCATTAGTAGAAGGTGTTGGTGCAGTAGTTCCACCATCACAAGATAATCCACAAAAACATCCCGTGTTAATTACCAATAAGTGGCAAGCAGCATCTGGATATTCTGGGAATGTATATGATATAAACTACGCAACAAAAGATGGAATAGTATATCCTTCATTGGATCCATCCATATTTGAATTAAAATATCCCAATACAGACATAGAAGGAAGAGCCGTAGGTGATTCCGTTGGTGTTATGTTTTAACTGGAGAATGTAAATGCATTATTTTGAATACCCAACTAAAGATACAACATTATATGAAGTAAGTCAGAGTATGAATACTGGCCAAGATGAAATATTAGAAATAAGAAAAGATATGAGTGCTGCCGGAGATGTTGTTAAAGTTTCAAGGGCACTTTTGAAATTCGATTTGAATTATGTGTCAAAATCAATATCTTCAGGATTAATTACATCTGGTTCACAAACAAAATTTTATTTAAATTTATATGACGCTAACTCAACTAAATTAAATGCATCACAAAAATTATACGCATATCCAGTTAGACAATCATGGGATAATGGGTCTGGAAAATATCTTTTTAATCCTGTAGTAGAAGATGGGGCAAGTTGGAAGTGGAAGGATAATGGTGTTACAAGAACTCAATGGCACAGTGTTTCGGGATCAGGTGGAACTTGGTATAGTGGAAGTGGGTATGAATCCTATCAGACATTTACGAATGAACCTGCAGATGTTAGAATGAACGTAACAGATATTGTTTGGAAATGGATAGGTGGAAAAATTTCAAATGAAGGATTTATGTTAAAGAGAAGTGGTAGTATTGGAAATACAGATACAAATGTTGAAGAAGGAAATACCACGAGATATGGAAATTTTAGTTTCTTTTCACGAGAAACTCATACAATATATCCACCAAAATTAGAAGTAGTGTGGGATGATTCTACTTGGGCGACGGGAAGTTTATCACCACTTACATCTGCTAATTTGGAAGATACGGTACTTTATATGAGAGGATTTCGTCCAGAATATAAAGAAACTTCAAAGGTGAAATTTAGAGTTGTAGGTAGAGAAAGATTTCCTGAAAGAACATACTCATCTACACAATATTCTACTGGGTATAATACAGTAAAATATCTACCAAGTGGAAGTACATATTATCAGATTAAAGATGCATACACAGAAGATATACTTGTTCCATTTGGTGATGGAACGAAAGTAAGTTGTGATACAACAGGAAATTATTTTAATTTCTGGATGGACGGATTACAATCGGAAAGATTTTATAGGATAAATTATAAAGTAGTAAATGCTAGTGGGTCTGCCGATGAAACTGTAACATATTTCGATGAGAAACATTCGTTTAAAGTGGTGAGATAAAAAATGCCATATACAATAGAAGAATTGAAGAAAAATGAGTTTTGGCAAAGATTACATGAACAAGACAGGGTAGACTATCAGAAAAAACTTGAACAGGCTGAGACATTTAAAAGTGTAAATCAAATTGTTAATGATAATGATGAAGTGATAGGTATCCAGGGGGTTGTATCAATGAGAAATAAGGAAGGTACATTTTTAGCATTTGAAGATCCTGATACTGGTTTAAATTATGATAGACCAGACCAATATATTTCAGTTACTAAAGAATCTCCATCATACCACAAAGGTGATTTATGGAATCAAGTTTTAGATAGAGAAATAAGGGAACTTACATAAAATGCCACAAGAACTAACTAAATTAAGTGATAAAGATTTTAAACTTCTAAAAAAAGAAGGAACTAAAACTTTAGGAGAAAATGGTCCTCTTTTCCCTACCTTTGGCAATCACATCGAAGATTTCGTAAAATTTTATGTATATGATTTAAATGGTAGATATATTAAATATGGTATAAGTGAAGATTTCCAAAATGATGATAGTGGAATAAAATTAAATCCAGGTAATGATTTAAGAAAGGTTGGATTTACACGTGGCAATTATAAAGTTGAATATTTCTTTTATAGAAGATTGGCAGGTGCAGATGAAGTTGTTTTGACCAAAACCGTAGGCGATGAATCAGGAATTATTCATAGTGGAAATCCACAACTTACTGGCATACCAATGGGAAATTTTTATGTAGATGATGGTAAAGTATTTCAAGGAGAAAAGCCACCTGTAGATGGAAGTCCACCAAATGAACTTGATGTAAAAGAATATAAATTTTTTATTGATGAAGTATCTGCAGATAGAACGGAAGTTCGATTGGCTCCACAATCAATTAATTTAGATAGATATAAAGAAGAATTTGATGATTTATCAAATGAATATGGAACTTATACACCAGTACGAAATACAACAAATGGAGTTCAAGTAAGTGGTAAAGGTAATTTTAAAGGAATGAATAATAGTAATTTTTCTTTTGATACGAGAGCAGAAGATGATGCAGGACTTCAAAATAAGTTTATAGGTGGTACTTTGGGTATTAAAAATGCATATGTTGTGGGGTATACGGAAAATACCAATACAGAAGAAAATTCAGATTGGTCATTAGAAGATCCAATACCATCTATAACTATAGAAACAAATTATACTGATAATAGTGCAACAACGGAAACTCCAGTAACATTTACAGCAAAAAGAGAAAATGGAAATATAGCTCCATCACAACTTTCTTATTATTGGGATTTTGGATGTGGTCATCAAGAGTTTGGCGGACCTGAAATCTCACATACCTATACTATAACTGGAAATATGAATGTTTCAGTAGTGATTAATAGTCCTAATTTTGTAGATACAGTTACATTAGATAATTCTTTAAGTATTTCATATTCTACTGATGATCCAGCATCCCCTGCGACACCCGCACCAAGTTCACCACTTGATGGTAAAATTATTAAATGGGATGGGAATACAGAGAATGGAACACCACAGAAAGTATCTGGTCAAACAGCTACTTTAACTTCGAGATTTTTTATTCAATCAGGTCACAGAAGGTGGATTACCAGTCAATATAATATAGATTTATTACGAGATATAAGAGGATTAGAAGAGGACGCAGATGTTGAATTGTATACTGGTCTTATAAATAATATCCCCGTTGGTCCACATATAGGTGGAGACCAACTAACAGGAGATCCAATAGGATTAAATGAACCCATAACTGATGGATATTTGTTAGGAACTTATGGTGAAGAAGATTCAGGAGATGATGATTCAGGAGATGATGATTCAGGCCCTGAACTTACTTATTATACTTTAAATATAACTCTTAAATATGATACAGTTGAAGGCCCCACTTATATGCCACAAGGTTTACCATATACTCTTACACAAGGAGATGGTGAACCAGACCATGAAATAGATGGATATATTACTATTGATGATAATAATGTTGGAAGAAGTTATAATGAAAGTATTGTAGAAGGTACTGCGGTTAACATAGGAATAGTGGACGATAGTGATCCATCAGATAACTATGGACTTGCGGAATGGTTAGATGGTCATACAAATATTGTTGGAGAAAGAACTGTGGTAATGACACAGGATAGAAATTTAACTGCAGTATTTGGGGTAGTAATGTAATGAAAAACCGAATCATATATTGGGGCGGTAACGACCAAACTGTAGTTCCACGAATGGGAGCATGTGGTGAGGGCGTAGATGCAGATCCAGGAAGTGGAGCAGGTGGTGGAAGTGGTGGAGGACCACAAAAACCATCAGCAAAAATCTCAGTACCAGACGGATTAAGTTTATGGGATAAACTTAAAGGATTATTACCAGCGTTAGCACTCGGAGCTTTAGCATTAGCCGCTGTTGCTGGTGCTGTTATAATGTTACGGAAAAAACGCGACGTTGGTGGTGCTGGTGGTGATGGTCTTGGTGGAATTCCCGAATGGGATTATAGTTTATCTGATGCTGAAAATTATGCAAATCTTGGATTCGATATAGAAGGGGCTAGAAGTTTAAATCGTTCTGCAAATACTGGGTTAGATGGATTTAATGAAGATGGATTACCAATACCTCCTGAATTTGTAGGACAACAAATAGTTGATGAAGATGGAAATCTTTGGGTATACAAAGATCCACCTGGGGCTTGGATTAAGTTCGAAGATACAGAACCACAATATGAAACAACTGGTGATGGACAAATACCAATTTATAAACCATATGTTGGAAATATAGTTAGTGTTATAAATCAAAATGAATTAGTTGCCGAACCAACTTGGGAAACACAAGGTCAAGAAGTTGGTAATTTTGCTAATTTTTCACAGGCCTATAATGAGTGGAATATTACTTATTATAAAAATCCAAAAGATTTATACACTTATTTACAGTTTGATGATGATCAATCAAATCTTATTGTTAATTTCCAAAAAGATACTGATAAGTATAATGAATATCCACACTCAATAGTTTATAAATTGTATGAACCACTTTCTGATAATATTACAGAAGGAGATTTAACTTATGTAGTAAGAGAAATGATACCACCCTATACAGAAAATGTTGAATTAGTAGATTTTGTAGAGGAAGATTTAGACGCGGTAGTTCTTAGAAATCCAAAATGGGATAGTGAAACTTCAGCTGATAGTTATTATGTTGAACGAGATACAAAATTTAAATCATATAATGACTTAGTTACCAATAAATCTGATATAAAAGAGGCCATTGAAAATGAAATAATAAGTGGTAGTTTTATGGAGAGTATAGAACTTACTGGTATAGATTATAGACAATGGGATAATTTTATTCATTTTAGTTCTATTGAAGATAGATTAAAAAACTTTAAACGTAAGTTAGAAAAGATAGAATTATATACAAGTCAAAGTACTAATTTATCTGGTATATCTGGTTCTTTAACTTATGCACAAACATCAAGTTTGTCAATGAAGGTAAGAAAACTAAAAAATGAATTTACACCATTTGAAAGTTATATGTATTTTCAAAGTTCTTCTTATATTACAAGTTCACTTGGAGAATTTTATGAAAACACCTGGCCAAAGTCTGGTGGTTCAGGTACTCCATTGGATCCATATATTTTCTATCCAACTACTGCATCCAAGGCAACGAGTTGGTATAATACTCAAATAACATCCGCGTCTTTATATGATAGAAGGAACAGGGATAGATTGTTACAAAATATACCTGATCATATAATAAATGATGATAGAAATTTACCATTCCATACTTTTATTAACATGACAGGTGAACATTTTGATAATATTTGGACATACATAAACGAAATTCCACAGATTTATGATAGACGACAAAAATTAACAGAAGGTTTATCAAAGGATTTAATTTATGCGGTGGGTAGGTCACTTGGATTTTATTTTAATGATGGTAAAGATTTAATAGATTTACCAAGATATGTTCTTGGACAAGAAGCTACGGGATCTGGGGCCAGTTCAAATACTTATACTCAATATTCTTCAGTATCCGAAAAAAATATTTCAAGAGAAATATGGAAAAGAATGATAAACAATATGCCATTCTTTCTCAAGACACGAGGAACTATTCGTTCTTTTAAGGGACTAATAAATTGTTATGGTATTCCGTCAAGTATTTTAAGAGTTAGAGAGTATGGGGGTCCTGATCCAAAGCCTAATGAACAACCATCATATAATGTAGATAGAAAATTTACTAAAGCGGTAGAATTTAAAGCTGGACAATATATTCAGACAACTTGGGTAAATGATGCCAATAGTAGTAGAAAACCAGATACAATAGAATTTAGATTTAGAGCCGCGAGTGGTTCTAATCAAACTTTATTTCAAGCAGGAACTACTCATGGTTTTGCTATAAGATTAAAAGATAATGGTTCGGCAGATAATTATGGGTCTGTTTCGTTTGTATTAAATGCTTCTGCAGGAAGTGCCGCAGAACTTACATCTGATTCTTTACCTGTCTATGATGGTGAGTTTTATTCTGTAATGCTGACTCGTGTTTCATCGAGTGGAATAGCATTAGCATCAGATTCTGCAACACAACCTATTGATTATAGATTATACGTTAAGAAGTATGATGAGGGCAGGAGTAAAATTTATCTTTCTTCATATACAACTATGACCATTCCTGCGGCAAGTTCATCGTGGAATAGTTCGTTTGTAGGAGATGAAACCGCATATATTGGTGGTAAATCAAGTGATGATTTTGGTAATCAATTTAGTGGTTCTATGATGGAATTTCGATATTGGAATTCAGCATTAAATTCTGGTTCATTTGATAATCATGTAAGGGCACCAAAGTCATTTGATGGAAATCACGTATCAGCCTCTTGGACAGATTTAGTATTACGATATTCATTTGATGACGATAGTAATCTTGATAGTTCGACTTCTATTCGTGATACAAGTGCAGACCAATCTTATACTCAAGCTGGAACAGCTGCCGGATATACGAGTGGTAATAGACCACACTTTCGTTCTATAGTAGATGAACAGCAAATGTTAATTCCAAATGTAGGCCCAAATAGACGTGTTTCAAATAAAATTAGATTAGAAACTAATAGATTATCATTTGGTGGTTTGTCGGTTGATAAGAGATCCGAACTTAGTGCATATGATTTAGCTTCACTTGATTCTAATAAGTTAGGAATATACTTTTCACCTGCCGATGTTATTAATGAAGATATTATCCATTCCGTTGCAAATTTAGATTTTGATCAATATATTGGAGATCCACGAGATAAATACAAATATAGATATAGAACATTAGAAGATGTTGCAACAACTTATTGGCAAAAATATGATTCTCCAAATAATTTTTGGGATTATATTAGGTTGATAAAATATTATGATACATCGCTCTTTGAACAATTGAGAAAATTTGTACCAGCCCGTTCAAATGCAAGTCTTGGATTATTGATTGAACCAAATATTTTTGAAAGAGCTAAGGAAGTTGTAGGAAAACAACCTAATTTTGAAGATTTGATGGTTAGAGGTACTGTTCCTATGTATGTACAGTCTGCATCAGCAGAGACACTCCCACTTTCTGCATCTATACCACAGCATATGCCTGTACCAACTGGATCTTATCCATATTACGAAGCTTCGATGTCAGTCGCCCCCCAAAGTTTATCTGGTTCATATGATTATTATGAAGGTCATATTACATCTTCGTTGTGGAAAGGTTCTTTATCTAAACTTTCGTCATCATTGAGTGGATGGACAGGCGGAAAAGAGGAATATGGTAATTTTGATTTAAAAGTAGGTGGGCCAGAATATGTATTTTCTGAAACATTGAATCCTGTTATAAGTGGATCTGTACTTTCAGAACACAATTATGAATATAAATTTTTCTATACATCTGCAAAAAATGCATCATTAGATCACGGATACGTTTGGGATACAGAACGAAGAAATTATTCTTCTCGGTCATTACATAGAAGTGATAAGCAGAGTGTTGGATATGACAATTCATATTTTAGATTGGCATATAGTGGATGTTTACAAACAAAAGATAGTACATTAGACTTAGAAAATCCAGTTACAATAGTGGTAACTTCACCAACTACACTTGTAACACAAGAACCTGGAGAATCTAAGCTTAGAGTCAAGTAAAAAGTAATAAAAATTAAAGTTTGATATATTTATAAGTGAGAAAGTTTTATTCACTATCAGATATTAAACTCCGTTTAAAAACAAAAAATACCTTTATTTAGGAGACAAAAATGGGATTTCTTAATAATACAACTATTACGATAGATGCAGTTCTTACCAAGCGAGGTAGAGAACTCTTAGCACGTGGTAGAAACGAATTTGCAGTAACAAAGTTCGCATTAGCAGATGATGAAGTTGATTATCGTCTTTGGGATACAGCACATCCTAATGGAACTAACTATTATGGGGCAGTTATTGAAAATATGCCTCTATTAGAGCCAGTTTCAGATGAAACACAGGCATTAAAATATAAACTTGTAACTTTACCAAAAGAAACTTCAAGATTACCTATTCTTGATGTTGCAGTATCCACTTTAGCTTTCAGTCAGGGTGGTGGAAATGGTGAATTACTTGCACCTGGAACCTTGAATTCAACAGACAGTGAACAAGGATATACTTTTATTATACATGATACTACGGTGGCAACATTACAAGCAGCACAGGCAGCACCAAGTCCATCAGCACCATTAGTTCCTGTTACTTTAAGTGATGAAGAATTGACACAAAGTCAGAATGTAAGTGGATTGACAGCAAGAGTACTTCCACAAGTATTTACAAATCCAAATCAAAAATCCACTCAAATTACAATTGTAGGTAATCAAACAGGGGCAACAACTACCGTAGCTGTAACTGTTAACAAGACTAATCTTGGAAGTCCAGGCGGTGGTGGAGCAAGTTAATAAGAATTATAGAAGGAGATAACAATGGCATTATCAGGAGCATTTAAATTATTTGACACCGACAATGATGTAGTAAAGAATATCAAGTCTACTATATCTTCTGGAATTTGGAGTGGTGGAGCTGGTAGTCTTACAGCGTTTTATACACAATCTGCACAAAGTTCGAGTACGGGCCAATATTTTCATGATGTTTATAAAACAAACCCACAAACAGATTCAGAAGCTGAAATTCAATTTTCTATTGCTTATGGACACAGACATGGTAGTGGTTCTTTAGGTACAGTAGGTGCAGCAACAGGAAATAGATCCACTGCAGCAATTCACGCACAACTTGTTAATTTATTATTAGGACCAAATAGCAATAGATTTACATATGCCGGTGATAAAAAATCAGATCACTTTTACGCTATTTCATTTAAACGGTCAAGAATGAGAGAAAAGGTAGATCCAGGAAATTGGGAATTACGATTAGACGGTGGGACAAACCAAATCAGATTAATTGATGACAGTAAAGCAACCACAAATCCAGAATCAGGAGTCGGTGGTCGTGTATTTAATGTTGTTACTGGTTCTATTCAAGGTGGAACCGCTTCTACAAAAACTGCAGCATCATCTGAAACATTAGGTGGTCTTGGGTTATTTTATCCTGATGTAGGATTAATTGTGTTGAATGGTGACCAAATAGATAGAAGAATAGCAGATATTACTTCAGATTCAGGTTCAAATACAGTTGGGGGTAATAATAAAAGATTTTATCAATCACTAAATCAAGGAGCTTTATTTCAAGCCCGTAGAGAAGAAAGACTTTCTTCCACTCATTATTTTTGTAGGGCAGGAAACAAGGAATTTAATTTCAGTAATAATCCAACATTTTTTACAGCATCTGATGGTACATTTACACAGGATACATTTTTTAAAGATCCAAAAACATATATTACAACTGTTGGTCTTTTTAATGATTCTAATGAATTATTGGCAGTTGCTAAATTAAGTCAACCAGTTCTTAAATCTTATTCGAGAGAAGCTCTTATAAAAGTTAAACTTGACTTTTAACTGATAGGGGGCAAACTTTATGTTAAGAAATGTCCACCCACAAGACGTTTCCATTGATCCTTTCAAGACATATAAAAGATTTCAATTTACTAATGTAGATAGTGGAAGTGGAATATATGGTTTGAGAGGAGTAAGTGGAAGTATTTATAATTTTATAAGTGGTTCCGCGACATCTCAAAGTTTTGGATCTTATAATTCTTTATCTGCAAGTTTAGGAAAATCGGATACATATAGTCTTGGAACATATTATTCTATACCAGTATATTATACGATAAATAATCTTTACTATGAAAGATTTAGTAAAAATCCAAAACTTCCAAAATCATCTGGAAGAAAAGAACCATTTCTAAGTTATGGTCCAACAAATCCAAATAAACAATATAGACTTTTACATGATTCATGTTCTATTATCTCAATACCACAGAAATTAATTGGTGAACAAATAAAACCTAAATCAGTTAGACTAACAGATAATAGTACTAATGTAACTTTTGATATTAGAGATGATGGTGATGGTAATCTTTATGATTATAATTATTCTTCAAGTTTTGCAGCCTTTAAAAGTGGCAGTTGGAATCCTTTAGGATGGACTGCACAAGGTAGTGGAAGTGCCATAGGAAATGTTTTTTACAAAACAGGAGTGTTAGTTTTTACAGATACGGGTTCGTATAAAGACGTAGCACTTGGAACTGGAACAGATGGATTTGAAATAGATTATAGATCCACTCATACAATTTATCAACATGAATATACGGTTATAGCATCAGCAGGTCAATTTAACACATCAAGAAATATAAGTACCACTTATCAACAAAGCGGAAGTGTTACTGTGGTTGAAGGAGCAAAACCACATTATTATTTTCCACCAGGAGATAATCCAGGTGATGGTGTGGGGAGTGGTTCATTTAATAGTTCATACCAAGCTACTCAATTTGTAGAAAATTTTGTTACTCATTCAACTTTTGCACCTTATGTTACTACTGTAGGTTTGTATAATGATAACAATGAGTTGTTGGTTATAGGTAGAACATCAAAGCCAATTAAAAATGATCCAGAATTAGATATATCATTTGTTTTAAGATTTGACGTGTAAATTAGCCGTATATATTATATTTATTAGTATAATAGAAACAATATAATATAGGAGAAAGAACGTGGACAGCCAACAAACGCTTATGGAACAATTCATAGGTCATTATGGTTGGATAGCTGTTACATTTGCATTAGGATTCTTTTTTAAAGAGTCTATAATGAGTATGATTCAAGGAATGCAAGTCTTTATGGGTAATGATTTTAATAATGATGATGTTATCTATATAAGTGGGCGTGAAGCTAGAGTCGTAAGAGTCGGTATAACTAAAACAACATTTTATATGACTGACAGGGGAAGTAAAATGATTGTACCAAACGAAAAGCTAAAAGACCTGACCTTAGAAAAAAGGTTACCGCCCGGATCAAGAAGGGCGAAAGATGGTTATTTGCCAAAATCAACTGATAAACTCACAGATAAAGAAAAACAAGGATTGCATGCTGTCTCAAAAGAGAAAACTGTAAAACATTAATATTTATAGTTGTAAAGCAACGCTAATTGGAGATATAAATGAGAAAAGTATTAGTAGGATTGTTGTTATCAACATCCTTTTTAGTTGGACAGGGATTAGAAGGAGCATTTCAAAACTTTTTTAAGTATTCAACGGTTTATGCCGGGTTCAATCTATCTTCACCAAAATGGGAAGATGATAGATATGTACTTTCAATGATTGATCCTGAAACGGGAATGGAAAATTGGTTAAGTGGTGAATTAACTGTACATAAAGAAGAAAGAGATTTAGAACCAGATTTTGATATTTCATTTGGAATAAGAAAAATTGCCAGATTTCATTATGAAGCAAAACGAGGTGTGAAAAACGCTGGTGTAGGTGGAGATTGGTATAAAGGAAATGGTCAAGCAAATCCTAATGAAGCTGCTACAATAGGCAGAGTAAAAGGATTTGAGTATCTTTTAAAGTATTCAGAAAATCGCAGGTGGGATGAACAATTTAAATCACAAGAATATTTTTTGAGATATCTTGGTGATTGGTTTATTCTTAAATTAAAATATCAAGATATGGAGATGGAAGATTTAAGATATGGTCAAGGTGATTTAAGATTAAGAAAAGAATTTGAAACTGAAGGTGGTAGTTTTAATATTTCAGTTGGACTGGGAGCAAGAACACATCCAGCATATGGATTCGCACCAACTGTTCTTGATTCAAGTTGGTATACTTCATCTTGGTGGGATTTCGCAGAAGATGAATTTGGAGTAGATGACCGAGGATACAGTGGTGATATAGATGGTGATGGAATTGGTGATGGTGGAATATCTATTTATGATAATAATACTGGTGAATATGTAGGATATGTAGGTCAAGATTGGAGATGGTTTGACAGAGATGGAAATCTAATGGCAATGTCTGATAGAGAATTTTATCAATATCATTTTCCAGGATTATTAGAAAATTGGTTTGATAAACAGTTAAAAGGATTGGGAAGTCAAAGAGAAATATCAGTATCACTTGGATTAGATTGGTATCAATATACTGAAAATTTTTGGATTCATGCATGGGGAAGTTTATATCCGTATCATTATGGGTTAGATAAGTATTCTTATCATAACGCAGTTGCGTGGAAAGAACATGATGAGGCAGGAAGAGAACCTGAAACCTTTGAATTTTTAGATAAAGGGACAGAGATTTGGATGGATTATGACCTTGGAGCAATTATAGGATTTAAATTACAAGAAAATTTGGGATTCTATGTTGAAGGAAAATATTTAGATTACTGGGAAAGACCAGCCTATGATATTAAAGTTGGTTTGAATTATCAATTTTTAGGACTTGGATTATAAAATGAAATACATACTATTAAGTTTAATATTATTGGTGGGATTACCCGATGTAACTTTTGGTCAAAGTAAATGGGAAAAATTTCTAAAGAAAGTAGAGAAGGCATCTCAAGAAGCACAGAAGATTGACAAACAAGTACAACAATTAAAGAAACAGGCAGAGAAAAGTGGAAGAAAACAATCTACAAGTATTCCACACTTTAAAAGTATTTCTAAGTCCGATTTTATAAGTGGTAAACATAAAAAAATTACGATACCATATGACCACAATCTTAGTGTGAAATATGGAGTCGCAGAATGGGAAGTTACTCGTGATGGAAAGAAACAGTATAAGATTTCGAGTAAAATATATATGACGGCCGATGGAGCAACATATGACCGTTGGCGTAAAAGATTAAGATTATAGGAGAACTAAAATGAAAAATAACTGTGACAATCCAAATTGTGAATGTGAAAATTGCACTTGTGAAAATTGTCAATGTGGGAAAGGAAAGTAAAATGATTAAAAAACTATTTTTGGTATTAACTTTAATGTTTACTTGGAGTTCATGGAGCTGTGAAGATTTATTGGAAGAAGAATATCCAATGAAGTTATGGTTAAATGGTGAAGAAATAGATGTACAAGCAGAATATCAACGAATTACAACGTTTGCTGAAGAAATTGAATATGTGGGATTTGATACTACAAAAACATTTGTTAAGAAAATATTAGTTATTCACTTTCAAAAGGAAGATAGTAGAGTAGACTTAAATAAAGAACACTACGCCGTAATATTTACAGATTGGGAAGGTGATACATCTAATGGATTACCAATCGATGAAGGACAGTATCAATGGCCAAGTGTATGTCCAGTATGTCCAAGAGCTTGTATGCATGGAGAACCAAGTAAATGGGTAAGAATGGAAATTATTGGTGATTCAGATGTAGCCGTTTCAGGAGAAGCACATATAGAAACAATAAGTCAAAGTGGAGATAGTTGGACAATAAGTGGTGAAGGTGAAGGTATATTTTATAATCCATATGCAGAAGCTAATATGGAAGGTAGAATAGAATTTACAAATTTAAAAGTAGAGAAGGATACAGCAAATACACCGTATTCTGATTATGGGGGACATTGATGCCAGGAGTATTTGAAATTATGTTAGTTGGTATACTTTGTTTTAATCTTGGAAGTACACTTGGATATAAACGACATTCCAACGAACATCATAAAAAACCAGACAAACAAATAGTTATTAATGATTCTACAAAAGTAGTTAATATTTATGTAGATGGACATGGACATTATTGGTCAGATCCACGATTTACTATGAGTTATAGGTGGGGTATACATTCTGGTCCAAGGGTAATTGTTTTTCATAAAGGTAGTAAATCTTGGAAAAAAGGATTTAATAAAAAGAGATGGAATAAACATCTTAGAAAAAAGAGAAAATGGGGATAAAAAGTGGCAGAGAATGGACAGAGATTAGGCGAACTCTTAATGGAGGCAGATGTTATTACAAAGAGACAGCTAGCCAAGGCCATCCAAAAACAAGTACAGGGAGATGATAGGAAGTTAGGGGACATACTAATTGAAATGGGTATAATTACCGTCGCGGATTTAACAGATGCGATGTTAAATACTCGGCATGAAGAAAAAGAAGAAATTGTAGAGGAAAAAGTAGTGGCACAACCAATAGATATAAGTCAAGATGCAGTAATGAAAACAAAGTTTGCATTAGATGTTAAAACAATAATTGCAGCTGCAACAGGAATTGCTTCATTAGTAGGAATGTGGTATATGTTACAGGCAGATATTCAAGAGGCAAAAGAACTTCCAAGTTTGAAAAGTTTATATGAGGCAGAATATCCATCAAGACCAGAGGGATATAACTGGCCTCGTTCATATGAACAATATAAAGATAATGTTGAAGGTCTACAAGATGAAATGGATGATGCGTATGGTAAGATAGAAGAACTTCAAGATGTTATCAAAGAATTACAAAACGATATAAAATCACTTGAACGAAGAAAGAGGGATAAATAGTTATGAATAAATCACAATTAATTAGATGGGGTTTTAAATTGTTATGTGTAATTGGAATAACAATTGTATTGTGTGGAAACGTAGTAAACGCACAAGATAAACCTAAATCACCAATAGAATCATTAACCGATGACAATTTTAAAAAGAAAATAGCAAAAGGATTTGTTCTTATTCATTTTACAGCACCATATCAATTTGCAACTCTTGATAAGAAATTATTTGATGGAGTAAAAGGATTTGAAGGATGTGTTATTTATAAAGTAGACCATTCAGAAGTTAAAAAAGTTGCTAAGAAACTCAGAATACGAAATTATCCATCTATTGCACTATTTCATAATGGAAAAAAGAAAGAAGTTTGGAAAGCTGATATGGATGGTGTTGTAGATGTAACTAATAAACATCTTAAAAAGGCAATTCAAGATGCGATGTCTGGAGATGTGTTCTAATGCCAAACAGTAAAGCAAAAGATAGAAAACGTAAAAAAGCAGCATTAAATAAAAAGTGGGCTACTGAAGGTAGAACTGCAGTTCAACACAAAAAGTGGTTGGCTAAGGAAAAAACAAAAGGACCACAATTACCTGTATATGGAAGAAGGTAATGATAAAATTAAAAAGTTTATTAGTAGAGAGAATTGATTATCATGAAATTGCAAGCCAATTAGTAAAAGATTACGGGCTCCGTTCCAAAGTAAAAGTTGGTACTGTTAGAGGTGGAAACAAAGCAGATTACGATTGGGTTAAAGATATAATCAATCTCAAAAAAAGTTATTCTTCAATTAAAGAATTTATAATTACAGTATTACATGAAATAGATCACGCAAATGATAGAAAAACAATGGGTGCAAGAAAGTATGAAAAGGAATATCAAAAGGCAGGTGATATAGCCGTAAATAAAGGTCGTGATTTCCACGATGACAACGCTTTTGAAGAAAAAGCAGAAAAATGGGCACGAAAAGAATATAGTAGAAAATGGAAGCGAAAATTTAGTTAATTTGACAAAACAGGGTTATATTTATTAAAGGTTATGAAAACACGCTCAGCTAAGGCCAAAGGTCGAAGATTACAAAATAAAATACGAGATTTACTTCTCGAAGAATTCAAAGAATTAGAACCAGACGATATCCGTACAGCAATTATGGGAGAAACTGGTGAAGATATCAAACTTTCACCTGCTGCAAGAAGAAAGATACCTTACTCATTCGAATGTAAAAATCAAGAAAAACTTAATATTTGGTCATCGTTAGAACAGGCCGAAGAAAATAGTGGTGAATATCCACCTATTTTGATATTCAAAAGAAATAGAAGTAAAACTTATGTTACTATAGAGTTAGAAGAATTTTTAAAATTAATAAAATAGAATATGTCTACTGATATAGGATTTGATAAGACTTATGTAATCAATTTAAAATCTCGTCAAGAAAGACGGGATAAAATGGAAAAAACATTACGGGGGATTGATTATGAAATTGTGGATGCTATTGACGGACAAAAGTTAAAGGTAAGAAAATTAATCAAAGATGGATTACTTAATACAGAATATTATGATCCAAATGGTGTATTGACTCGTAATATTATAGGATGTAGTTTATCTCATATTAAAGTATGGAAAAGATTTTTAAAGAGTGGTCTTGATACGTGTTTAATATTAGAAGATGATATTTTTCTTACAAGAGAAGTTGTAAGAAATCAAATGGATCTAGAGTTTGGAAAACCACGAATTGAATTTCAAACACTACTTGATGAGATAAATTCATTAAATGATTGGGATGTTGTATTTTTGGGAAAGAAAACCCAAGAAGTACCAGGAGAAAAAGTTACAGAAAATTTAGTAATTCCCAAGTTTGGAGTTTCAAGGTATGGAGCACATGCATATGTTATTAATAAAAATAGTGTGAAAAAATTACTTGATAAATATGTACCGATAAGTTATGCAGTAGATATATTTCTGGAGGAAGAAATTTCAAAATTAAAAGTATTTTCAGTTTCAAGGTCATTTATTAGACAGCATGGAGATTTAATTGATGAGTTAAATCTCAGTAATCCGATAGAAAAAAATAATCCAGATTCAGATACATTTTGGAATCTATACAATGAGAGAAAATTAACAACTTGTGCAGTTGATGATATAGTGGAATCAGTGGAATTTACTAATTATCCAAAGAGTTCTAATTTTACAAAGTTTGGAGATGAATATATTGTAATGATGAAATTGAGAACATATGGTTAATTTTGACCAGGAGTATGATGTATATGTAACATCAGAAGTAGGAGATTTCTCAGTAGGTGGAGTGTCGTTCTGGGTTGATAACTGGATTAGATATGTAGTTCCACATTTAAGAGTTAAACCTATTCTTATTATAGAGGTTGAATCATCTTATGGTTGGATACAATATGCAAAATCGTTTGTGTTAGTTTTAGATAGACCAGGAACAGAACATAAGTATGAATGGAGATACCCAGGATTACAATTAGAAAATTATTTTTCATTACCCACTACTGAATATACTGATAAGATAATAAAAAATGCAAGAAAAGTTCATTTATTATCATGTCCACTCGCCGCAGTATATGGAAGAAAAACTAAGGAAGTTATTGAAAAGTACGGTAATATTGATAGTATTGTATGTCACAGTTCACAGAGGGAAACTTCTGGTGTAAGTAAAAGAAAATTTCATTATAGGAGGGCAAGAGAAATATTTGATCAAAATCAAAGAATTACGTTTCATGAAGGATTGAATGAAGTTGCAAATGAAATAGTATGGATAGGAGTAGATGAACGGAAAGATATTGGCCAACATATTCCAAATTTTTATAAGTTTGAACATAATTTAAAGGCGATAGATAGTAATGTTGTTGGATATGCTGCAAGATCAGAGGCAAGGAAAAACTTTCATTATTTAGAAAATATAGAATCGATAGTAAAGATTGGGGTATTTTTCATGGGGCTTATGTAAAAGAACCATTTGGATATAGTATTTTTCAAGCAGTAGATTATGGTAAAATACCAATAATAAGTAAAGATTGGTGTAAAGATATGGATTATCCATTTAGGGCAAATACTGTTAAACAATTTGAGAACCACGTTGGTAAAATAAAAGAACTTTCAGTAAAAGAAAGAGATATTTATTTAGAGAAACTTAGAGAATATTTATCAAAATTTTCAAGTGAAATTGAGTGGAGAGATAAACTTTTGAGTGTTTATAATAAATCAGAAGATGGTGTTTGGTTACCAGGTAAATTACAACCGAGTAGCTTATAATGGATTCGAATAAATTAGTATATCTTATAGATATAACAGTTGGTTCAAAGGGACAAAAACTCAAGAAACAGAATGAGTATATGTATTGGAGTCCATTTGTTTCACACCACAAACCAAAATTACAAATTAATATAGTTACAGGTAAATGGCATTGTTGGGTTTCTAATGCGGGCGGACATAATTTATTTCAGTTATTTAAAAAATTAAATGCCACACAAGAACAATTTAGAGAATTGCGTGGCATAGTAGATGAAATTTCGTATGGATATGAAAGTAAGGAAGTAAGGAAAAAAGGAAAGGTAGAATTACCAAAGGAGTTTTTATCTTTGGTATACAAACATCCATCACCCGTTTATAAAAATGCAATGATGTATTTACAAAGACGAGGAATTACATACGAGGATATATTAAAATATAATATTGGTTATTGTGACCAAGGACTCTATACAAATAGAGTTATTATTCCATCGTATAGTGAAGATGGACAGTTAAATTTTTTTGTAGGTAGAGATATATTTCAGAGTAAAATGAAATATAGAAATTCACCGACACCGAAAGATGTTGTTGGATTTGAGTTATTTATAAATTGGGATGAACCAATAGTTTTATGTGAAGGCCCGTTTGATGCAATTGCAATTAAACGAAATGCCATCCCTTTATTTGGAAAAACAATACTATCAAATCTCAGACGGAAAATTATTGAGAAAAAAGTAAAACAGATATATATATCTTTAGATAGAGACGCTATATTAGATTCTCTAAAAATGGTTGAAGAATTTATGAAGAATGATATTGATGTATATTTTGTTAATTTGCCGGAAAAAGACCCATCAGACTTGGGATTTGAAAATGTTATTCCGTTATTAAAAGAAACAGAGAAAATGAAATTTTCAGACTTAATGAGATATAAGCTGAAAGGTAAACCAAAAAAGAGTATTAATATATGACGAATGTTTTAAAAGTTCCATTTCGTAAACTTAAACACATTCACCACATATCGGATATCCAAATCCGAAATCTTAAA